AGTGGGGAAAGCCTTCCTCGCTCTAACTCTCTAATTGAGATTGATTATGACAACAGTTACAGAAATATTGGAACTCTACCGATACGTTGGTGATACCGAAGCCGCAGAGACGGCTCTAACAGAATTGATTACCGAATCATATTCTGAAGGGTATTCGTTTGCCCGAAATGAAAAGTCTTTGATAGAAGAAGTATCAACCGCACTCGCAGCAGATTAATTATGAATATATTTTTTTTAGATAAACGCCCAGATGATTGTGCGGAGATGCACTGCGATAAGCATGTAGTGAAAATGATACTAGAGAGTGCACAGATGTTATCAACTGCTCATAGAGTACTTGATGAAGATGATGCCCATCCAGACCTATACAAAATTGCACATAAAAACCACCCCAGTACAATTTGGACTCGTTCTTCTAAACAACATTATGATTGGTTGTTTCGATTGTTTCGTATGTTGAGTGAAGAATACACTAAACGATACAGTAAAAAGACTCTCATTAAAAATTTTGGTGGTGAATTTAAAGTACACAAGTCGTGGGATAAACTTGGTAAGATTCTAGAAATTGCACCAAAGAATATTGAAGATAATGGTTGGACTGATCCACCTCAATGTATGCCAGACCACTGCAAAGATGTTGATGTTGTTGAGGCTTACAGGAACTACTACATATTAGAGAAGAACAATTTTGCTGTATGGAAATATAGTGGAACACCAAAATGGTATACGAAAGGAATGAGCCATGCCAACGTATGATTACAGATGTGAAAAATGTGGAAATGAATTTGAAGATTTTTATTCTATGGATGAAAGAAAAAAACCTACTGAATCTCCTTGTGAGAAAGATGTAGGTGTGGATGAACAAGTATTGTGTGGTGGAAAAATTGACCAAGTTCCTGGCTCAACACCTACCGCGTTTGCGTATGATAATATATCATCGCCTGGACACACTAAAAAGCCACCATCGTGGATGACCGATAAACTAAAAGAAATAAAGAAGGAACAGCCGAAGGCCACCATGACGTGGCACCACTAAACTGAAAAATATATTATGAAAAAATTTAATCATTATGATTCAAGTCTTTTAGATTTGAAAACTGAAAATGTAGATGGAAAGCGACACTATGTTACACCCGATGGGAATAAGTATATATCAATCACCACACTTCTATCAAACCTCAGCAAAGCTGGTATACAGAAGTGGCGAGAGCGCGTTGGAGCGGAAGAGGCAAACCGAATCTCCACAAAAGCTTCGAGACAAGGCACCGGCGTACATAGTATCTGTGAGTCCTATATCAAAAACGAAGACGGATTTCTAGACGGCCGAATGCCCAATGAGGTGGAAATGTTTCAGTCCATTGAATCATTACTTGATTGTATTGATGATGTGCACTGTGTAGAGGGGGCCCTCTATTCCGATGAACTTAAATTGGCTGGTAGAACAGATTTGATTGCAGAGTTTGACAATCAACTGGCCGTGATTGATTATAAGACCTCTAGAAAAATAAAGACATGGGAAATGTGTCATTCATATTTTATGCAGGGAGCATTTTATGCTATGGCGTATGAAGAACGAACTGGAATCCCAATAAACAACATTGTAATCATTATGGCAGTAGAGAATGAAAAACCATTATTGTTTAAAGAAACTAAAGATCGCTGGATTGAGCCTTTGAATCAAGTGAGACATAAATATATGTAACAGATTTTGTTTGATGACCTGAGAAGGTATCTAAGTAAGACGCTGGTTCGACTCCAGCTGGCTCCACCAAAGGCACATATGATTGAGAACCAAAAGGCCACTATCATCAATTATGTGTTCCGTTGCTGGGGCCATCGGGTATTCGATTGCTAGAGAGAATATCAGAGAGAACAAAAGGGTGATGACCTACATCGAACAATTTAATCGCAAATAATTCCGATTATACCGCATATTCTTACGCACTCGCTGCGTAAAGTATAGCCGAGTTAGGGTTTCGACTCCGGCCAGTCGCTTGGGAACAGAAGAACTGGCCACCACACTTAGAAAGGAAATATGGCAGGAGGAAATCAAAATGAACCAACTTCAGATAATAGAGCAAAAGTTTCTAGGAGTAGGTTTGAACAGGATGTAGCGCGACTTGATACTACGCCGTGGTATTTGAAGCCAGAGAGGCATGAAACAGAAACAGGAGATGCCTTTAAATATTTCAATGTACCTTATGGTGCAGGAGTGTGTAAAGTTTCATGGCCTGATGGGCCCAAAGGACAACTAGAATTTGAATGGAGTTAAAGTATGGCTGAATACATAAATGAAGATCCTTGTGAGTTTATTTACAATATAACCGCTGTAGAGAAAGTTGTTGATGGAGATACTATTGATGCAGTTTTTGATTTGGGCTTTGATGTACGAATATGCAATAGAATCCGTCTACTCGGAATCGACACACCAGAATCTAGAACAAGACACAAGAACGAAAAAATTTATGGTAAGTTATCCTCGGCAGCTCTCAAATCATGGGTACATTGGGCAGTCATATCAGACAGAGATGATATTGAAATTCAATGTCGATGTCCAGAATCAGACAGTAGAGGTAAGTTCGGCAGAGTACTAGGTGAACTTTGGATTAACTGTACTGAAGATGGACATGAGTTTGGTGGATGGACAAACATAAACAAATGGATGTGTGAAAGTGGTTACGCAGTTGGATATCATGGACAGAACAAAGATGATGTTAAAGATGAACATTGGAAAAATCGTTTACTTTTAGAAGAACAGGGAGTTCATGAATTGTTACAATGGGATGAAAACTAATGGCAAAGATACAAATACATAAACCAAAAATAAAAATACCAAAAAATATCAAGAAGTCAAGACAAAGTGATAGCAAAGTAAACACTGCTAAAGAAATGATAAACGCTTCAGAAGAAGCATTGTGGGGGAAAGATCCTGTGGAAGCTCTAAAATTTGAACGAATAGAACGTAGAAAGAGAATGAATTGGCTTGCAAGATTCTCTCTTTCTTTAATTGCAATGGGAACATTTTTAATTCTTTTATATTTGTTATTCTTTTCAGATCTCAAAGATGGCCATCGCGACCTAATTAATATTTTAGTTGGTGCCTATGTTGGTGTGCTAGCGAAGTCAACAGATTATTGGTTTAAAGATAAGGATGATGCTGAAGATAAAGAAACACAACAATTACATGCCGCAAATGGTGGTAATAATAAAGTAGAAGGGGAAGTAACTAATGGCTGACTTTAATGATTTTGGATTTAGTACGGTCAGCGAAGACGAGTACAAAGCCCAACAAACTACTGAGGTTAACACAGCAAAGGAAGTAGTTTCTACTGCCACTGCTAGTATGAAACCTGAGTTAGAAAAAATAGAATCTAAGATCGCAGGTCTTACTGATAGTATGAGAGTTCTGAGTGATGAAATGTCAGATAGAAAAGAAGAGCTCAACGATAAATGGGGAGCTAGAATGAATCAAGTAGAAGAGTTGATTCTTCCACTTCTCAAGAATCTTGCCAAAGATGGAGACAAGAGAGAATGGATCAAATGGCCTGGTAGGACTGACATTCTTAACAAACAGATTGATGCAATCACAGCAGTTACAAGAGGAGATTTTTGATTCAACTTACCGAAACTGCAGCAAGAAATTTTAAAAGAATTCGTGAAGATGAAGAATTGGAAGATAGTGTTCCACTACGTGTAGCAGTTAAGGGTGGTGGTTGTGCTGGGTATGAATATGTTCTTACATTTGATAATCCAAATAAAAAGGACTTGACATTTGAATCAAAAGGTGTTACAATAGTAGTAGATAAAAAAAGTCATCTTATTATAGATGGAGTTGTAATAGAATGGTCTACTGATTTATCAGCACCAGGCCCACGTTTTGAAAATCCAAGAGCAGCTTCAACGTGTGGTTGTTCTACTAGTTTTTCAATCAAACCAATTGAGTTTGATAATACTCCAGTTTGGATGAAGACCTAACGATGGCTTGTTTAAGAGTACCATATTTTCCAGACCCCGATTATACTTTTAAAACTACATATACAAAGAAACTTAAAAATGGTAATATGGTTTGGATTGTACAATTAATTTCAAATAAAAAACATTCTAAGGAATAGACCACTTATGGCATATTCAGAAAAAGTAATGGAGCATTATGAAAACCCGCGTAATATTGGTAGTTTGGATAGTGGGAGTAATAGGGTCGGTAGTGCTCTTGTGGGTGCTCCAGAGTGTGGTGATGTAATGAAACTTCAAATAAAGGTAGATGAAAATGAAAAAATTGTCGATGCTAAATTCAAGACTTTTGGTTGCGGATCTGCAATTGCGTCTTCTTCTTTGGCGACTGAATGGATTAAGGGTAAAACTTTGGATGAAGCAAACACAGTTCAGAATACGGACATCGTGGAAGAACTTTCTCTTCCCCCTGTCAAGATTCATTGCTCGGTTTTGGCGGAGGACGCTATTAAATCAGCAATTAATGATTATAGAAAAAAGAATGGAATAGTGAAATAATGGCGCTACAAATTCAAACGGCTAAAGAGTTTTTTGTAAAAATTGAAAATATCGTAGCTGATACTAGTATGAGTTACATGGACGCGGTTTTGTATTATTGTGAATCAAATAATATGGAGCCGGAAACCGCTGGGAGTTTAATTAATGGTAAACTCAAGCAGAGAATTCGGGAAGAAGCTGAACAACTCAACTTTCTTCCTAAAACCGCACGTCTTCCCATTTGAAAGGGGGGTTGACAAATATTAAATATATGTTATAATACTATTATACGTTGTAAACAAATATACATTGCTAAACACTAATACGAAAGGTAGAATATGTCTTTTTCAGATATGAAACAACGCAGTAAAACTAACCTCGCGTCTCTAATCAAAGAGACTGAGAAAATTTCCAATCCAAATACATTCGGTGATGTTGATGATCGTTACTGGCGTCCAGAGTTGGACAAGTCAGGTAATGGTTACGCTGTTATCCGATTCCTTCCAGCACCAGAAGGTGAAGACTTGCCATGGGCAAGAATCTGGAATCATGGATTTCAGGGGCCCGGTGGCTGGTACATCGAAAACTCTTTGACTACTCTTGGTCAAAAAGATCCAGTAAGTGAACACAATTCCACACTTTGGAATTCTGGTATTGAGGCAAACAAAGAAGTTGCCCGTAAACAGAAACGAAGATTAAATTACACATCTAATGTGTATATCATCAAAGACCCAGCTCATCCTGAGAATGAAGGTCAAGTCAAACTTTATCGTTTCGGTAAGAAAATCTTTGACAAGATTAATGACCTAATGAATCCAGAGGTTGAAGATGAGAGTACAGTAAACCCATTTGACCTTTGGGCGGGTGCAAACTTTAAGATGAAGATTCGTAAAATAGAAGGTTATTCTAATTACGATAAATCTGAGTTTGAAGCTCCTAGTGCACTTCTTGAAGATGAAGCTCGTCTGGAAGAAATCTGGAAGTCGGAAAGCTCTTTGAAAGAGTTGGTAAGTGAAGATAAGTTCAAATCATTTGATGAACTCAAAACTAAACTGGAACGTGTTCTTGGTTTGGGCAGTGAGTTCTCTTCTACACCCAAGTCTGTAGATGTTCCATTTGATGGTGGTAAACCTTATACGGCTCCACCTAAACCAGCGGTTGAATCAACTAATGATGGTGATGAGTCTATGGATTATTTTCAGAAATTAGCTCAAGAAGCTTAATCAATTAAAACTAGTGGGAGCTGAATAAGTTCTCACTAGGCCGCCTGTAACGCCCTCAATGTAGACTCATTAGATCTTGTATGTGCGGGTATAGAAATTGCAGTTGTTTGACTACTTTGCATACTATTATCTACATTATTATTGTTGATGATAACTGGAGCTCCATCACCATTTG